GGCGGCGGCACAACACCTGGTATGCCGGGTGATCCTGCGCCAGCTTACGAGAACCATCGGCCTCACGACGATAGACTTTCATCGGTAAAGTGGAAACCGATTCGCTGAGTAACCGAATGCACGCCCATACAGCGGAGAGCTGCATAGCCTTGTCTGCAGTGACCACCTTGCCGCTGCTGCTGGTGCCGAACCATTCTTGCCAGAATGTCCCGGTAGTGAGACTGATAGGAACACCCAGCCAATTTAAAAGGGCGCTTTTAACGCGCCCAGGTTGCTTGTTTTTGCCCATCAGATACCTACCATGATCGGATCATCGAAAAAGCCATCAATATCGCCGTCATCCTCAACAACGCCGTCAGCAGCACCGACGGCCATCGCCAGCCCTACTACGCCATCTATACGGCCATTACTGCGCCGTTTGCTGAATACCCGGTTACCGCTTTTATCTTCTTCAATAACCGCGTTGGCCGCGTTCCAGCGCAGACAAGGATTAAACAGGATGGTGATTTCTTTCTCGGTGATGAGTTGTTCGAGCAGCTCGATTGAATGTGGCATCCACAAGCCCGACTCCGCCGATTTGCCGAAGCCTTGCCCATGAGGAACCAACGGTACGGTCACCCCTTCATCCAGCAATTCAGGCTCGAGATAATCCATGTGATAACGGTCGAAAGCGATCGACCGAATATCAAAGAGTGCCGCCAGCTCGGCGATTCGTTTAGAAACGAAGCCGTAATCGATAGCGCTGCCCTTTGGCGCGTGCAGATACTTTTCACGCACCCAGGAATCATACGGAACGCGGTCATTTCTGGCCCTGTCATGCAGCGTGTCGCGCGGCGTCCAGAACTCCACCAGCGCCGTCTTAATGCGCGGGAAATACAGCCCCAGCGCTGTCAAGTCACGCTTGCCGGACAAGTCCAGACCGCCAAAACACTCTTCCCCTTTAAGGCTCTCGATATCGAATGTTTTTTCACATGCCATCCAGATATCGCCGCCGATCCACGGATTTTCAGCATCCACCCATTCGCAGAAGTTAAGGCGTCTGACCAGGCTTTCTTTCGACGGCATGCCCCGCGCATCTTCCACCTGCTCACGTAAATATTCAGGTTGGAACGTATGCCCCATTGAGGGGTTGGCTTTTGCCCAGCAGGACTCATCCTTGAAAGGATCGTCACCCTCATCCAATGAGCAGATGAACGCAAAGAAGGCATCGTTAACTTTCTGACCGGCGGCGAGTTGTTTGCCGTACTGGTGGTACTCGTAGCAGACGCTGGTTTTATCGTGACCGCTGTTTGTGATCATGAAGATGAGCGCTTGCCTGCGGCCTTTTGTCCCGGCGCGCATCATCTCGACCACTTTGTTATCTTTGTGCTCATGCACCTCATCAATGAGGCAACAGTGCGGACGCGGCCCTGATTGCCCATCATCAGAGCTGATCGGGCGAAAAAAAGAACCCGTTTGCAAAAATGCCAGGTTCCATTCTTTACCGGCCCCGCCGGAGGGATCGATACGTTGGGCCAGCGCCGGGGACTGGTTCACCATCGCGACCGCATCACGAAACAAGATCATCGCCTGGTCTTTTTTCGTGGCGGCTGCATAAACTTCAGCACGCGGTTCTTTGTCAGCAACGAGGCAGTAGAGGCCAATCCCTGCGGATAATGGCGACTTGCCGGAGCCTTTGCCTGATTCGATATATGCCGTTCTGAATCGACGCGTGCCGTTTGCTTTTTTCCAGCCAAACAGTGAGCCAACAACAAATGCCTGCCATCCAAGAAGAACGAAAGGCGCACCTTCATGTTCACCGCCGTTCAACTTCAGCACTTTGGCAAAAAAGTCAACCACGCGGCTAACAGCATCAACATCCCAATACAGCCCCCGGCTTTCACCTTCGGCCAAATCATTAAGGTGGCGTTTGCAGGCGTTTCGGATATCAGGCCCGGCAATAATTCGCCCTTCGGTAACGTCCAGCGCATATTGCGTGGCTGGATCAGGTGCCGAAGAATTCGGCGAGCGGGTCTTCTTCTTTCTCTCCACCATTTACTTTCACCTTTGACCTGGCGGCAGGCGTCAGACCAAACTCCACCAAATAACTTTTGAAGCGGCGATCGGCGTCTGCCAGCATGGCAACCGCAGGGTTAGCCTTAATCAAAAAGCCCCCCTCCGTTTGAACTGTATAAGTTCGGCCCTCGTCGGCGATCGTGTTGCGCAGTTGCAATATGTCGGCGTAAATATCGCAGAGCCGCTCAAGCGCAAAAGTATCGGCAACGGTCAGAACGCCCATGCCGTCCAGCAGCACAGTCATTTTTCCCCAGGCCGTTTTCCCCCAGTCCGTCAGGTGCGAAGGTGGGCTGGGAATTTCTCTCGCCGGTTGCGGCTCTTTATCATTAAGTTTACGTTTGCCCGGATTGCCGGTGACCACCTTGAGGTGGGACGGTTTCGGGCGTCGTCCTGCCATCGGAACCTCCCAGAAAAAAACTTTTCATTTCGCGGTTGTGCGCACAAATGACAAGCGGCGGTCTTTAAGGGCGAGAGGGGTGAACTCTTACCCCGCCCCTCCCCACCGCGTTCAAACGCCGCTGTCAGCGGTTCCAGTGCGACGCAGGGTCAAGCGGCAGGCCGTCGGGCGAGCACCCTATTACCTTGCCGGTCTTCTCCATACGTTGCTTTGTGGAGTCGTGGTGTGGCTTACATAAGCCCTGCCAGTTCTTGCGGCTCCAGAACAGGTGCTGAGCCTTCTTCATTTCCTCGGGCGTCTTCGCTTCTTTCATGCGGTGCGGCACGATGTGATCCACCACCGTTGCTGGTTCGATGCGCCCCATCTGCTGACACATGGCACACAGAGGATTCTCCCGCAGGAACACAAGCCGTTCGGCTTGCCATTTGCTGCCGTAAGGCTTCTTAGCGTTCACCGATAAACCGCCAGAGCTTGCCGCCGGGCTGTAGCTCGCGTCCAATGATGGCCTGCACTTCACGCTTCAGGCAGTCTTGGCGTTCTTTATCCAGTCCGGAGCTAAGGATACAGTTTGAAATAACTGCATCTTGGATTAGCGCATCGCCAATGAATACTTGACCAGCATTAACGGTGAAAGCCGAGCGCGGAGGATTAGCTGTTTTGATACCAAACTTGCCAATCCGCAAACGCAGGATGCCCTTGTCGTCATAGAAGTTACTTACTGGCTTATCCTGGTGCTGTGCCTTCTGGATGCGTTCGTACAGATCGGCAATGCGCGTAAGCTGGCTCTCCAGCACAGTCAGGGATGCGCTATCAACATTGATGCCGAGGCTCATAGTGCCGACCCTCTCGGCTGGCTTAGTCTGGCCAAGTTCGAAGGCAGGAGCATGACCACCTTTTACCGACAGCGTGATCGGGAAATATTCCGGGATACCGTTTACCATAGTGCGCACGCCATGAAGGTCATAACGCGCAGTGCCGGCAGGGTTGCTTAACTCATAGCCGTCATTGGTGACGGTTACGCCAAGGTTGCGCATAACTTCTCGCAGGGGTAACTGTTTCATTCCGAATCTCCAAATAGAAAAGCCACCAGCCTGCCGGTGCGCTGGGTGCGCGGTGGGTGCAGGTAGACGACTTTGGTGATTTTGCTTGCGCATTACACAGCAGTCTGATAAGCCTGCTCTGTGATACAAAAGCACATACGTAATCGTCATGAATTCCACCGGAGGAACTATGAAGCTAAATGAATTTGCGCACCCCGAACCCATCCTTTCAGATGCAGCATTAGCTACGATAAAGATCGGTAGCCTGGTAAAAATTCAACTCACTGATGGAATTGGCGATAAATTTAACGAGACAATTATCGTTGAAGTGACTGGGCGGGATGATCACGTTATTGAAGGAAAATTCATTAAACGCCAGCTTGGGCGATTTGATGATAAATCAAAGGAATTTAAATCACCTTTCGCTTTAGATACGATTCATTTTATCAAAGAGGCTGTATTTGCTATAGAAAACGACTAGTTGGTGAACAAGCATTATCGATGGCCCTCGAAAAGGCCACCTGTAATGCCATCAGGCCAACTGCAGAACGCCGTGCTCTTCCGACTCCGAGTAAGCGATCAGGCCGTTGTATTCAGGAACCTCGCCATCCTCAGCCTCAAACGCTGGAATAGTGCCGGTGGTAATGGTGTAGGACGGCTGACCTTCATCTTCTGCGAAACGCGCCAGCTCTTTAATTTGTTCCAGGGTTAGTACGATTTTGCTCATGGTTTCTCCCGGCGGTTTCCCGCCATTGGTTCAGCGTGGCCACCTGGCCGGCGCAGATTGATAGGGCTGTTTTCAGTGATAGCGTGTAGCTCACCGCATCGCCCCAGGTGTCGCCTTGTAGGCTTGGCTGCTCGCATGGAGTGAATACTGATTCAGGGGGTAGCAGGACGATTTGCTGAGGTGGCGGTAGCGTTCTGCTGCAGGAGCTCAACAACAGCGGCAGGCATAGGACTATTCCCACATTTAATGCCTTTAAGTGCATCTCGCAATTTCCTCTGGTAGGTTTCCTCGCGCTGGCGTAGTAGCTGCTCTCTTTGTTGTTGCTCTGCTGCCAAGGCTCTGTTCTTCCGGTCTTGTGCTTGCAGGGTTGAGATCAGTCCTGACTGCTGCGCCAGCGTCTTTTCCTGCTGCTTAACCTGCTCACCAGCCTTTACTGCGTT